ATTCCTGCTTTGTGCTGTCCAGGTCGTTGGAAATGGTTGTTGTCGTTTCTTCCAGACTGCTGACTTTGGTGCTGATGCTGTCCGCCTTTTGGCGGATGCTGGAAACATCCTCTTTCAGGCTGTTCACCGTTGCGGTGGTGGCGTAGTCCTGCAGCTTGCCGTCAACGGCATCATTGGCAGCGCTGGTAGCGGTGTCCTTCACGTTGGCCGTTACCGTTTCAGTCACTGACTTGGTGACTTCCGTTTTGATCTCATCCGCCGATTGGGAGATCAGGCTTTTGGCGCTTTTCTCTGTTATGTAGTCCCCGCTGCTGGCGTTCCAGGCAGTAGGGGCGTTGCCGTATTGCAGCATGGGGTGCAATGCCATGTACTTGTTTGTAACCGAACCCGACTGCAGACCAAATCTAACGCCGGTCAAAATATAGTTGTCCTTCGGTGTCCATGTGCCATACCGTAACACCCAACCGTCCGATTGCTCAATTTTGATTTGGTCAGCAGGCTTTATGCTGGTGTAATATCTGCTGCCGTTAGCGTGCGAATAATGGATGTCCAGATAAAAAGCGTCCTTGCCCGAAACTTGCTTGTACATAACGGATATGCACAGCGTTACACCCTTGACAATGCGCGTGCTAGTAGTGTTAAAATCAAATATTTTAAGGCTATTGGAATTTGTTACCGTTGCACTGCCATCATCATTGTATTCAACAGTGCCACCGCCTTGGAGAGCAGCGTTCTTGAAGCTCTCACTGCCCAGGATCAGGTTGCCGCCGCCGGTGATTTTGGTGTCTTTTTTCACCTCAGAGGAAAGCCCGTCCACCGTTGCTTTCAGGTCGGTGTACTTGCCGGTCAGGTCGCTGGCCTTTACTTCCAGACCGTCCACGCTGGTCTTGATCTCCAGCATCTTTCCGGTCAGGTTCTTGTAGCTCTGGCTGTTCACGGCACTGGAACTTTCCCGGCTGGCGCTGCCCACGCTCTCAAAGCTGGCTTTGCCGGAGGAGATTGTGGCGCTCATCAGGTAGGTGTCGAACTCCCGCCCGCGTGCGTCCTTAACGTGCACGATCTGCCCGCAGGCAAGGCCGGAACTGCTGGGCACCGATACTTTGCAGGGGGTGTAGGTCACGCTTTTCAGCACGTTGTACAGGTTTTGGACAACGGTTTTCAGGTTGGCTTCGGTGCCGGTTGTCAGCAGCAGATTGCCTTGCACTGCATAGGTGTTGGTGGCGGTGGTGCTGTCAGGGTAGATGACCCCCACGTCACTGTCCGACTGCCGGATCTGGACTTTCTCAATGGCCTTGACCGTGTAGTCCTCATAGCTCAAACTGTCGGCATAGTAGGCGGTGCTGCTGCGGGCTCCGTCCGGGGTGATTTTGGCAGTGCTGCGCTTGTCTGTGTAGGTCAAGAATTGCAGCTTGCCGTCTGCGTTCATGTGGGCGTAGCAGCCTGCCGCTTCCGCTGCCCAGGAGATAATCTGGCGGCAGGTTAAATCATCCGCATAGAACGCCTGCACGCTGTAGCTGCCATTGATGGGCAGGCTGCTGCTGGCAAGCGTGACCCCTGCCCGCTGGCAGGCCAGCTGTACCAGCTGCCAGATGGTTTTGGGGAACTGTGCCTGATTGGCCCGCAGCCAACCGGAGAAGTCCGCATCCAGCTTGGACATGGTGTCGTAGGCCGTGACCTTGTAGCTGTTGCGCTTGGTGCGGGTGGGCTTTTCAGCATAGAAAACGCCCACCTTGGTGCGGTTCCCGGCATCATCCTGCCGGTAATAGGTCAGGGCGTCCCCAGCAGTAATTTGCAGGCTGCCGTCCGGGTCCGCCCAGATTTCGGCTTCAATGTAGTCCGAAAACGCAGAGCCGATGGTGAACTCCTGCCCGGCGTTTACCGCAGTGTGCAGCGTCAGGCTTTTGACCGCGCTGCCGGGGGAGCCGCCCTTTAATTCGGTGCCGCTTGGGAGAGTGAGAATTGGTTGGAGCAAATATACACCTCCTTTGGTTTTAGTTAGGAGGTAGGAGTGAGGAGTTAGGAGTTCATGGTGTGCGCGTGCGCGCACGGGTTGAAAATAGGGCCGCAGTCCCGTAGGAGCGCACAGTGTGCGCCCGTCGCCTTGTGGCAAATCCTGTTATGGCATATAC